CTCGATCGACGGAGCCGTCCTCGACTGCGTCACCAACCACCTCGAGCTGTCCCCGGACACCGCGAGCGTCACGATCACCACGCTCTGCGGTGAGACCGACTACCCGGGCGCGACCAAGTGGTCGCTCGTGCTGACGCTCGAGCAGTCGTTCGATACCGGCGCGACCGAGGACACGCTGAGCGCCGCCGTCGACGGCGGCGTCCCGGTCGCGTTCGAGATCATCCCCTACAAGTCGCAGCCGGTCTCCGCCACCAACCCGTCCTACTCGGGGATGGTGGTGCCGAAGCCGTACGCGCCGATCAACGGCGACGCGATGGCGGAGTCGACGATCGACATCGAGTGGTCGCTCGTCGGGCCGCCCGTGAAGAGCGTCACGCCGGGTCCGTAGCCTGATGGCTGACGAGCCTGCGATCCGCGTCCGCGGCTGGCCGGAGCTGGCCGACGGCACCGCGCAGCTCGCGAAGAACATCGACGCCGAGACTCAGCAGCAGTTCCGAGCCGCCGCCGAGACGACCGCCAGCCGCGTCCGCGGCGGCGTCCCTGCCGTCAGCGGCGCGATGCGGTCCGACGTCGGCGTCGAGCCGGGCCCGCCGGTCGGCGTCGGCTACCGCGGCGGCGTGCCGTACGCGGGGTGGGTCGACTTCGGCGGCGGCCACGGCCGGCCGTACCTGGCGGGCGGCCGCTACCTGTTCCCGACCGTGCAGCAGGCGGAGCCGCTCGTCGCCGCCGCCGCGCAGCACGCCGCCACCACCGAGGTCAAGGAGATGCGATGGCCGACGCCGAGCTGACCACCCCGCCACTGCACGCCGCGCCGCCGCCGCTGCCGGAGCCGATCCACGTCGACTTGTCGCAGCCGCTCCGGTTCACGCCGAAGCAGCTCCGCGAGCTGAAGGCGCAGACCGGGCGGACGTTCACGGAGCTGTTCGCCGACGACCCGTTCACCGTCACCGCCTGGCTGCGGCTCCGCCGCGAGGGCTGGCCGAGCCTCCGCTACGCCGACCTCGAGGACTGCGTGATCGAGGCGGGAGCGGGGAGCGTCGACGTCAGCCCTTTGAACGTGACGCGGCCGACGGGCTCGCCGCCTTCTGCAGGTTCTGGCGGATGACGCCACGCGACGTCGACCAGATGACCGACGCCGAGCTGGCCGCGTTCGAGCGGCTGATGGTGCAGGAAGGCAAGGACGCCGACCGCGCCGCGCGGAGGCTCAAGCGTGGCCGGTAACGCCACCATCATCGTCGACTTCGTCGCGAACCTGACGAAGCTGCAGCAGGCGGCCGGCGACGTCGAGAAGCAGGGGAAGGCGGCCGGGAAGGGACTCGACTGGAAGGGCGTCGCGAAGTTCGCGTCGAGCGCCGGGCTGCTGGTCGGAGCCGGCAAATACATCAGCGGCGCGGTGAAGTCGACCGTCGACCTGGCGAAGGCGACGCTCGCGGTGCAGCGCGCGACCGGGCTCGACACGAAGACCGCGAGTGAGTGGGTCGGGCTGATGCAGGAGCGCGGCATCGACACCAACCTGTTCGTGAAGTCGCTGACGAAGATGGACCAGCAGATGGCGCTGTTCCAGTCCAAGGGAGGGAAGGGGAACCCGCTCACCGACCTCGGCGTCAGCACCGAAGCGATCCGCTCCAACGACCCGGCCCGGGTGCTGATGGAGGTCGCGGACGGCTTCAAGCGGATCCAGAACCCGGCGCAGAAGGCGGTGCTCGCGCAGAAGCTGTTCGGGAAGCAGGGACAGGCGCTGCTGCCGATCCTGTCGAAAGGCTCGGACGGCGTCGGCGAGATGCTCGGCAAGTTCGACAAGTACGGCGCGACGCTCGACGGCGACGTGACGAAGAGCGTCATGGACATGACCAAGAACCAGCGCGACCTGGACGCGGCGCAGAAGGGGCTCGGGATCACCGTCGGCACGACGCTGCTGCCGGCGATGGTCGGCCTGTTCTCCGCGCTCGACTCGATCCTGCAGGCGGCCGCGCCGCTGCTGAAGAATCAGACCGCGATGCAGGTCGTGATCGCGGTGCTGGCGCTCGCGTTCGTCGCCTACCAGACGGCGGTCATCGTCAGCACCGTCGCGACGCTCGGGCTGAACGCCGCGATGCTCCCACAGATCCTGTTGTGGGGCGGCATCGTCCTCGCCGTCATCGCCGTGATCGCGGTGATCGTGATCCTGGCGAAGAACTGGGACAAGGTGAGCGCCGTCATGAACGCCGCGTTCGCTCGCATCAAGGCGGCGGCGGCGGCGGTCTGGAACTGGATCAAGGCGAACTGGCCGCTGCTGCTGGCGATCCTGACCGGCCCGATCGGCATCGCGGTGCTGCTGATCCGCCGCTATTGGGACCAGATCACCGCCGCGGCTCGCAGCGCGATCGGAACGATCCGGTCGCTCTGGAGCTCGCTCGCCGGGTTCATCGAGGGACTCGTCTCGAGCGTCGGCGCGGCGCTCGGCCGGCTCGCCGACAAGTTCGACGCGCCAGCCGACGCGGCTCGCTCGGCGGCCAGCGCGGTGAAGACGTGGATCGGGAAGATCCCAGGCTACATCGAGGACGTGATCGGAGCCGCCGGCCGCGCCGCGAGCCGCGTCGCGGGAGCGATCAAGTCGCCGATCAACGCGGTCCTCGGCGCGTTCAACAGCATCCGGTTCACGATCCCGACGATCCCGATCCCGAAGATCAAGCTGCCGGGCGGCGGCTCGGTCGGCGGCGGCAGCATCGGCGGCTCGAGCATCGGCGGCTTCCATGTGCCGCTACTCGCCGCGGGCGGCGTCCTCGAGCGGCCGACGCTGTTCGTCGGCGGTGAGGCGGGCCGCGAGATCGTGACGCCCGAGAAGCTGCTGCGCGACATCGTCGCCGAGCATGGCCGCGGCGACACGTACCAACTGAACCTGACCACGCAGCGCGCGGACGCGGCCGACATCGCGTACGGGTTCCGCCGCCTCGAGCTGCTCCGGACCGGCCGGTGAGCGTCCCGCCCGTCTCGCCCGAGCCTGGCTGCGAGACGGTCGAGTACCGCGCGCCCGACGGCGACACGGTGCGGTTCCGGATGCGAGCCGGCGCGGCCGGCCGGATGATGCCGCCGACGCTGACGACGACGATCCCGGTGCCGGGCCGGAACGGGTCGCGCTACTACGGCTCGCGGCACCTCGAGCGGATCGTCACGATCCCGACCGTCATGCCCGGCACCCTCGACGACCGCGCCGAGCTGCGGCGCTGGGCCGCCGTCCTCGACCCGGTGCCGGGAGAAGGGACGCTGACGATCGTCGACGGCGCGTACGCCGGCCGGTTCCTGCGCTGCGTGTACGACTCCGGCCTCGACGAGCTCGAGGAGCTCCGGCCCGACTTCAACGAGGGCACGCTGCTGTTCCGAGCCGCCTGGCCGTACTGGCTCGAGGCGACCGAGTCGACGATCCAGGTCGCGCAAGGCTCGACCGTGACGTACTGGTTCCCGTTCCTGCCGCTGATCCTGGGAGCGTCCGACGCGTTCGCGGTCTTCACCGTCACGATCACCGGCGACGTCCCGAGCTGGCCGGTCGTGACGGTGCTCGGGCCCGGCACCGACGTCACCGTCCAGAACCTCACGACCGGGCAGAGCTGGACCGTCAGCGGCGCGCTCGCAGCGGGCTCGACGCTGGTCGTCGACACCCGGCCGGGATACAAGACCGTCAGCATCGACGGCACCAACGGCTACCCGCGGCTGACGCCCGCGAGCTCGCTGTGGCCGCTCGTGCCGGGCCCGAACAAGGTGCAGGTCTCGATGGCGCTGACCGACCCGACGGCGCTCGTGACGTTCGCGTACCGCAACCAGTGGCTGGCGGCGTGACCGAGCTCAGCCTGACCGCGTGCGACTGGACGACGCGCCTGGCGGAGATCGACACGTTCGAGGCGGCGACGCTGATCGCGCGCCACAACGACATCTCGACGTACGAGCTGACGATGCCGGCCGACACCGACGCGGCGGCGGCGCTGATCGCCGCGAACCGTCCCCGCGTCCTGTTCTCCGCCAGCGGCAGCGTGTACCGCAGCGGGCCCGTCACGCGGCTCGAGCGGACGCTTGACGCGGACGGCGCGGACATGCTGACCGTGAACGGCGTCGACGACCTGGTCTGGCTGCGGGCCCGGCTCGCGCATCCGCAGCCCGGCACCGCCGCGCCGCCGTACTCGAGCACCGCGTACGACGCGCAGACCGGGCCCGCCTCGCAGGTGCTGGCCGGCTACGTGAACCGCAACGCCGGCCCGCTCGCGGTCGCCGCCCGGCAGGTGCCCGGCCTGAGCGTGCCGACGCCGGCCGCGTTCGGCGGCACCGTCACCACCAGCGCGCGGTATCAGAACCTGCTGGAGTTCCTGGTGCCGATCGCGAACGCCGCCCGCGTCGGGCTCCGCGTCCGCGACCTCGCGTTCGAGGTGTACCAACCGAGCGGCGGCGCGGTCTTCTCGGTCGAGCTCGGCACGCTCGCGACGTGGAGCAGCGTCGCCGAGGCTCCCGACATGACGTACGTCTACGTCGCCGGCTCCGGCGACGGCACCGCGCGCGTGATCCGCGAATACAGCAGCCCGGCCGGGCTCGCCGACTGGGGCCGGATCGAGAACTTCCAGGACCGCCGCGATACCTCGAGCGCCGCCGAGATGGACCAGACCGGAGCAGAGACACTCGCGCAGGGGGTGAAGCCGATCGGCGTCGAGATGGAGGCGCTCGACACCGCGAGCCAGATGTTCATCCGCGACTGGAACGTCGGCGACTCCGCGACCGCCCGCATCGGCGACGTCACGATCACCGACATCATCGTCGAAGCGACGCTGACCCTGGAGCCGAACACGCCGCTCCACGTCGCGCCGGTGCTCGGCGCGGCGGTCGTGAACCTCACCCAGTGGCGGACGCTCAGCGCGCACGCTCGCCGCCTCCGCCAGCTCGAAAGGAACTAGCCGTGCCTGACCTGACCGTATGGCCGACCGACGGAGCAGACGGAGCCGTCTCGAGCGAAGCCCGCTGGCGGAAGATGGGGCGGCTGTGGGTGCCGAGCGGCGTCGACATGTCGCCGCTCGGGATCGGCGGCGGCTCGGGCGCGCTCGCGCCGACGCTGGCGGCGGGCCCGACGATCAACGTCGCCATCGGCGGCTGCTGGCTGGACGGCCACTACGCGGAGCTGACCACACCGGCCAGCGTCCCAGCGACCGCGACCGGGCTGCTGGTGGTCCGTTTCACCCCGGCCGACAACCACGCCGAGCTGCTCTACCGCGACGCCGCGACGGTGCCGACACAGACGCTGGCGACGTGGGAGCTGCCAATCGCGAAGATGACCGCCGGAACGATGAGCGACCTGCGCCGGTCGGTGGCGCGGCACGACGAACCTTCGGTGTCTCGACGAAAGTCATCCATCGGCGCCGACGGCAAAGGGCCATCCCCTGTGGCGTTCGATATGACTCCCGAGATCGAGCAGTACCCGCATCGCTCGCCCGCCAGTGTGTCATTGCCGTGGAGCACGGGGTCGGCCACCACCCGCGACGCCCACATCACCTTCAGCCGCGCC